AATATTTTTAAAAAACAAGATAAATGGCTATAATATATACATATCCTACAGTGAGCAGTGTCCAATCAACAGATCTTTTGTTGATTTCAGACTCCTCTGACGGAAATAAGACCAGATCTGTTTCAATGAAGAGCATATCCAAGTTTGTAGCTGGAGGTTCTGCAGCATTTTTAACGGTAAAAACCCAAGATGGAGGAACTGTAGTTAATGATGTTGTAGAAATGAAGGTTAGTGATAGTACATTGACAGATAATGGTAGCGGAGTAGTAACCGTACAGACTAAAACATCACCTGGTGGAAATACAAGCAATATACAATTTGCACTTACTGGTCCTGGAGGCCTAGATTTCGCAGGTAGTAATCTATTTACTGTTAGTTCAGCTAGTTCTAAAATGTCAATTCAAAGCAATTTAGATATAGTAGGTGACGGAGCATTAAATAAAGGTATACTTACAATAGGTGGCGAAGGAAATATACCTAATGCCGTTTCTATTAAAGGACCTGCAGCTGGTATCGCTTATAGTGTTACATTACCAAGCCTTATAGCTCCTCAAACAAAGTACACTACAGGAGGTAGAATTTTAGAAATAGATAGTGTCGGTGATGGAATATGGATAGACACCCCGATCGGTGGAACTAACGTTGTGGCTAACCCTAGCGGTGGTATAGGTAGTGATCCAGCATTAGAATATATCGAAGTAGGTTCTACTAGATATAAGATAGCAGTTCAAGAAACATCAGGAACTTGGATACCTGTTCTAGGTACAGCTGTTGGTAACGGTGAATCTTTAAGAGGTAGAGGTATAGCTAACTTTAATACTTTAGAACAAAAAGGTACTTGGAGAAGAATAGATAACATGATATATTATGATTTCTATATAGGCTTTACTTTATTAGGAGCTAACTCAAGTTCTTCAACATTATTAACTTTAGGTCAAGATTCTGTAGTTAACGGTCAAGACGTGTTGCCATTACCAGTAGATGACACTGCTTTGACTACTTCGCCATATCCTACTATTGCAGGAAATTTTTTTAACGGTGGTAGTTGCCAAATAACAGAACAAGACGTACCAGATTCTTTACAAGAAATATTTTGGCAGTATATGCCTGTTTCAGGAAAAGTAGGTAGAGATGCTAACGGTATAGTTTCTTTATGTGCTCATAAACATTTCACCTCATCTGCTTCATCAGCACAGAGGTCACAATTCAATCTACCTTGGTTTCAAACTACTGAACTTGTAAACTGTAAATTAGCAGGTACAATAATAGCTCAAGTTAAGCAACCCACATCTTAAAAGTGTTTACCAGCGTAAAAAAAATAAAAAACACGTAATAATAAAATAAAGAGTATTACAATAATATTATTAAATTAAATAAAATGCAAGAATTAAAATTGGTTAAGAATTTGACCTTTGGAGATACAGCCAGAGGTCAAGTTTTAGCTGGTGTTGAAAAGCTTACTAGTGCAGTAGGTTCAACACTTGGCGCAAGTGGTCAGTGTGTAATAATGGAAGACGGTAATGGTAATCCTATAATAACTAAAGATGGAGTAACAGTAGCAAACAGTATAACATTACAAGATCCACTTGAAAATATAGGAGCTACTTTAATTAAGCAAGCAGCCCAAAGAACAGTATCAGATGCGGGTGATGGAACAACGACTGCTACAGTATTAGCAAAAGCTATACTAGATGAAGCTAATGCACACTCTTTAATAGATAGTGTAAGATCTATAAAAGAAGGTATAGATACAGGCGTTAGTAAAGTTATAAAATATTTAGATAAAAAATCTAAAAAAGTAAGTGGCAACAAGATAAATCAAGTAGCTACAATATCGGCTAACAATGACAAGCACCTAGGAGATATTATAGGTGAAGCTTTTAAAATGGTTGACGAAACAGGAATAGTCATGATGGAAGTAAATGAACATCCTGAGACTGAAGTAGAGTTAATAGAAGGAGTACAGTACGACAAACCTCTTAAAAATAATCATTTTATAACTAACATCGAAAAAGGTACAGCAGAGTTAGATAACCCTTTAGTTCTTATAGTAGAATCTCAAATACCTAATGTTAGAAAAATACAATCAATATTAGAACATGTAATAAAGACTGGTAAAAGTCTATTGATAATAGCAGATGTAGATAATCAAGTGATGTCAGCTCTTGCTATGAACAAGAAAAAAGGTAATATAAAAGTTAACGTTATAGATGCTCCCACGTATGGATTAAATAAAAAACATACATTAAATGATTTATGCGCGGTTACAGGAGCTACATTGATAAATGAAGATCTTGGAGATGATATGGATTTAATAGACATTAGTTTATTAGGTTCTTGTATTAAGTCTGTAACTAATCAAGAAGAAACTATATTAAGAGTAGACTTGTCGGATAAACCTTTAGTTGATGAAACTATAACTTTGTTAGAAAAACAGATTAAAGAAACCAAAAGCTCTAACTTAGTTATAGCTGCGGAAAAAAGATTAGCAAAATTAAAAGCAAAAGTTGCTACTGTAAAAGTAGGAGCTAACTCTGAAGTAGAATTAAAAGAAAAAAAAGACAGAGTTGAAGATGCTATTTGTGCTACAAAAGCTGCTATTAAAGAAGGCATAGTACCAGGAGGTGGTATTGCTTTACTAAACGCAAGCATGAAACTAGAAGCAGAATCAGTTGGTGAAGAAATACTTTATAAAGCTATTAGAAAACCTTATGAACTGATATTAAAAAATGCAGGTGTAGAAGAATATCAACATCCTAGTGAAGAAGGTAAAGGACTAGACGTGGTTACAGGAAAAACAGTTAATATGGTTAAAGCTGGTATTGTAGATCCTTTATTAGTTACTAAATGTGCTTTACAAAATGCAGCTTCAGTAGCCACTACTATACTTTCAACTGATTGTATAATAAACAACGTAAGACTATGAAAGCTATAGGTAAGTACATTGTTATAGATCCTATTAAAGAAGTTGACGCAACAACTAAAGGAGGTCTTATACTGGCTGAATCTCAAAGAGAAGATGTTAGATATAGAAAAGCTAAAATAATAACAGTAGGATCCGACGTTAATGTATTAAAAAATAATGATGAGATATATTATGATAAATCATCTGGCTTTAATATTGAAATAAAAAAAGAACAATACAAGGTTATTAAAGAACAAGATGTAGTAGTTATAATATAGATGTTATGAGTTTTAGTAAAAAGTTCAAAGATAAAAGCCCTGTTAGAAAACAAGGAGGAGAAGAAGGAATATTAAGTAAAGTTTTAGATCCTATAAAGAAAAATATAGCTCAAAACTTAACACCAACTGGTTATGACGACGCTTACAGTAGAATATCAAAATCTGTAATAGGAATACCTGATAACTATGAAAATAAATTTGATCAAGAATCTTTAAAAGAGCGAAAAGATTTATTAGCTATAATGATGAATCAACCTCAAGAATATAATACTATACAAAAATCTAAATACAAACCAAGTATTTCTAAGGAATCAGATAAAGAATATTACAATTCACAGCATGCTAAAAATTTAGTTTCAGGAAACTATGATAACTATTCTAAACTCATAGATATTAAAAAGTCTAAAAACAAGTCTACTAATATATGGGATATGGATCTTTCTAAAACTGAAGAAGGAAAAACTTCTGGAGTTTTAGGAAATTTTACTATAGATAAAGGTGTAGATAAAGATGGTAGAGAATATATATCATATTATGATAAATGGGATGTTCAGCCTTTTGGTAAGACTAATAGTAAACTAAATAAAATATCAGACTATATTCAAAACATGGCAGGTATTAAAAGTCCAGAGATATATGGAAGAATATACAAAGATGAAGTTGGTGAAGAAAGTTGGCAAGAAAAAATGGAAAATAAAAATAAGCTGTGAAACTTAGCTCTTCTGACTTAAAAGAAATAGGTTTATTAAAACATTATAGAATTATACGTAAATGGGCATGCAAAACCTGTGATCTTAAAGATGCAGACTTAGAGTTGTTAATATATTTAGATTCTATAGATTTCTTTACTAAAGACGATTTTAAAAAAGGTACGTACTCATACAGCTGGGATAACAGGCGCTGGAACAGATTATTGAAACAAGAGTGGATTACCGTGTGGAGGAAAAGAAACCGCACTACTCAAAAATATCATATTTATAAAGTTTCATACAAGTGCAAGCAGCTGATATCCCGTATGTACCGTATTATGTTAGGTGAAGAAGATATGCCTACAAAGATATTTGACAAAAATAATAGATATATTTATAAAGTAACAGCTCAAGCTATACGTTACGCAAATAAAGAAAAAAGATGAAAAAATATAAAAGCCCTACAATGTTTGTTGACCCAAATGCACCAATGCCACCTAATAGAGGTGGAGTTCCTGCTAGATCAGTTAACGATTTACAACCAATGCAAACTATAACAGATCCTGGAATGCAGTCAGCACAGCAAGCGGATGCTTATGCTAAGTTTAATAATACAGCTCAATACATGCCGCCACCAACTATGAAAAAAGAAGGGGAAGAAAAATTATACGCGGGAGATGTAAGTCAGTCAAAAGAAGGTGTTGGAACTATTGAAAATAATATTACAAAACAAAGAAGAAATAATGCTCAGGAATTAGAAGGTAATAAGGGTACAGATAAACAACCTAAAAATACTAATTATACTTCAATGTTGCCAGAAATAGAAATTAAAGGATAAAATAATAAAAAAAAAGCTATGCCAAGTTACGGAGAAAAACAAAAACCAGCAGGTGTTGAATTACCATGTGGATGTGGAAAGTTAGGTACTAGAACAATGAGAAGTAATAATTCTACTGTTATGCCTACATTAAGAAAAATTGACAACATAGAGTACAAAGGTAACGCTGTGTTAAACGCTAACAAATAATGGGCGTCGATGATTTAAAGTTATATTGCTTTAATATAACTTCTTTCACGATCGCTAGTTTTGATTGGTTAGAACCTATATTAAAAATAACTTTACTTTGTGTAACTATTGGGTATACTGCTCATAGATGGTGGAAGTTAAAAAACGACAAAGATGCGTCAGATAAATAAAATTATAGTTCATTGTTCTGCTACTCGCGAAGGACAAAACATTTCTGTAGACACAATCAGAAAGTGGCACGTAGAGGGCAGAGGCTGGACTGACATAGGCTATCATTTCTATATTGACCTACACGGTGATATATACAAAGGTAGAGATATAGCTAAAATCGGGGCTCACACGAAGGGTCAGAATAGAAACTCAATCGGTATTTGCTATTGCGGAGGCGTTGAGGTTGATGGTAAGACCCCGAAAGATACTAGAACAGAAGAACAAGAAGAAAGTCTCTTAGCGGTGCTAAGAACGCTTAAGGCGATGTATCCTGAAGCTGTAATACATTCTCACAAGGACTTTGCTAATAAAGCTTGTCCATCATTTGACGCAACTAGTGAATATGAAAATCTCTGAAGGAACTGAATTTAAGATAGATCTTAAAACTGTTATAGCAATAATAATGATAACCTCAACTTTTGTAGGTATGTATTATACTCTGCAATCAGACATTGACGACGCTAAAAAGTTACCACCAGCTGAAGTCAAGCGTATGGAATACGACCTAAAGCAGGAGTGGCAAACAAACCATATTGAAAAGCTAGAAGGAAAAGTGGATGAAATACTTGACTGGTGCAGGCAGATAGATTCTGAACTACATAACAAGAAAAATAAATAACATGGGTAAAATATTTAAAAACAGACATGTAACAAAAGGTATGAGCATGGGAAATCCCAAAGGCTCGTATCATTTTAAGACTGTTGAAACTAAAAACAAGAAAAGAGAAGTTAACACTTTTGCTGACGGTAGCAAGGAGGTTAACGTATACAAAAGAAGTAAAGACGGTAGACATGAAGTTTTAGTAAAACAAAATGGTAAAAAGGTTGAATCACCATTAAGCATGGAAAGTCCTCTTTATAAAAAGAAAAAGAAAAATTCTTGCTGGCCAGGTTATGTAGCTAAAGGTAAAAAGAAATCTCCTAGTGGTAAAAAAACTAAGTCTGGTAAAATAAAAATGGTTAACAACTGTGTAAAAAAGAAAAAGTAATGGCTGTAGACAAGAAAAGCTTAAAGTGTAATAAACCTAGAAAAACACCAAGCCATAAGACAAAGTCTCATATTGTCAAAGCTTGTTCTGGAGGTAAAGAAAAAATTATTAGATTTGGTCAACAAGGCGTATCAACAGCTGGTAAAAAGAAAGACGCCAAGTCAAAAGCAAGAAGAGCTAGTTTCAAAGCTAGACATGCTAAAAATATAGCTAAAGGCAAAATGTCTGCTGCTTATTGGGCTAACAAGGTAAAATGGTAATATGTCATTTAAAATAAAAGCACCATATAACATAGACAACACTCCTGTATACTTTGTTAAAGAAGAAAACGGTATACTAGGAAGAGCTAATATGTGTGGTACTATAACTATAAATGATGAGGTTAGAGATCCTAGCCAAATAAAAAATATAATATCTCACGAGTCTGTTCATTTAAAACAAATAAAAGACGGTAGAATAGCTTATGATGAAAACAATATATATCACCGAAAAAGTGGTAAAGGCAAATGGAGTACAGTAAAAAGAAGTAATAGTGTAGATGGAGCTAAATCACATTGGTGGGAAAAAGAAGCTTATAAAAAAGAAAAAAAATAAATTATGGAAACAGTAAAACAAATTGTTAATCACCCTTTATCTAAAGCTGTAGTTTTAGGAGCTTTAGGCTCATTGTTACTGCTTGAAAAACACCCACTATACGCGGGCGTTCTGTTTGGGATAGGTATTAGAGAATTTTTATTAGCGTTTAAAAGTGAGTAAGAAAGAAAAGAAAAAATTTAAAGAAACAAAAATAGGGGCTTTCCTAACTAATAAAGCTCCTAAAATTCTTGATACTATAGGAGATGTACTCCCTGATAATGGAGCGTTTGGTATAGTAAAAAACTTAATATCAAGTGATACTAATCTTAAGCCAGAAGATAAAGAAATGGCTTTAAAATTATTAGAGCAAGATATAGCTGAAATGAATAACATTTCTAGCAGATGGGCTAGTGATATGAAAAGTGATTCATGGTTAAGTAAAAACACAAGACCTATGACACTTATATTTTTAACATTAGCAATGACAATATTCATAATACTAGATTCTACGGTATTATTAGAAATTAAAACAGGTTGGGTTTCATTATTAGAAGCTTTACTTATAACAGTATATGTAGCGTACTTTGGATCTAGAGGCGCTGAGAAAATTACAAAAATTAAAAAATAACAAAATGGCAAGAAGTGTACAACAATCGCAGGCTAAAGAAGTTAGAGTATTTGCTCACGATGCTAAAAGTCTAGTAACTGGAGGCGTTTTAGATACATCTAGTATAGCTGGCACTGACAGTAGAGGAGTTTGCTTATATATAGGTGCAGCTGTTACAGATATAACTGTAGTTATGGAGGCTGGTACAAATATAAGATTTAAAGGATTAGCCGCTGGTTCTTTTTTACCAGTTCTAGTTACTAGAATTGTATCAATAACTACAGCAGAAACATTAGCAGACGATGACGTAATAGCGTTGTACTGATGAAAATAGGGTTAAAAAATACAATACCGGCAATATCTACTTTGCCAGGAAAAGGAGGCGGTGGTACAACTCCATCTGGGCCAACTGTTGATTTAATTGACAATGACTATTCTTTTGAGTTTGACGGAGTAGGATCTTACTTTAACGCTGGTACTGTATTGAATAATACTTTTGCAAGTGATAGTTTTAGTATTTCTACTTGGATATATTCATCTGGGGACGGAAGTTTTAATAGCTTTTTCAATGTGGGAACATCAATACAGTTTTATATTTTTAATACTTTTATACGTTTTTATGTAGCTCCAGCTAACACATCAGGGGTTTGGCCAATGATTTCAGGCGCTGCAATAACTTTAAATGCTTGGCACCATGTTGTTTATACAAGATCAGGAAATGAAAATATAATGTATATAGATGGAGCTCCTAGCACTACAGTAACTAGCACTGGTTCAATACCCGCTAATTCAGGCGAGTTAAGTATTGGCTCATATGACTCAGGTACTAATTACTTTTGGAAAGGTAACATAGATGAAGTAGCAGTTTTTTCTAGAGCTATAAGTGAAGATGACGTAAAACTTATATATGACTCTACAAACGACAACCCTGGTAAAACAGCTAAGTTAGACACATTATCAACCGGAGCGCCTACAGCGTGGTATAGAATGGGAGATTAATTATGGGAACAAATTATATAGCTCCAACATGGAGACAGCCAGAAAATCTTAACAAAGACAAGTTAAGTAATTACAGTATAACTTATGATGGAAATAACGATTATATAACTGTAGATGATAATATATTTTCAGGTTTAGAAACTTGGTCTATGGCGGGTTTTTATAATCTTTCTACACTAACATCTGATAGCGCTATATTTGGAAAGTATGCAAACTCACCTCAACAAATACTACTATATTGGGATAATCCTCTTGGATGGAGACTATTATGGAAAGGAAGTTCCACAGGGGATTTTGTGCAGTTACCTTCAATAGCAACAAATGAATGGCATTTTATCGCTGTAACATACGATGGCACTACTGCTAAAATGTATCTTGACGACCAAGTATATACATATTCAGTATCAACTGGTGCTATAGTCACAGATACAGGATCATGGCAGATTGGAGCTGATGGTAATTCAGGTAAAGATTTTAATGGTAAGTTAGGTCAATTAAGTTTTTATGATTATGCAATAGGACCAACAGAAATATCTTATTTAAGAAACGGCGGTAATCCTTTAATTATTAACGGTGCTGAACCTATAGCTTATTATCCATTAGGTGATAACTCAAATCCTACATCAACCGCTGGTTATCCTAATGTAATATCTGCAGCAGATAGTGTTTTTGATTTCACGTCTAATGGATATATAACTTTACCTACTGTTCCAGAATTAGGTATGGCAGGTGCAAGTAACTATACTACAAATATATGGATAAATAGAGATTCAACAACTCAAGAAGGTATAATAGGATACAACTATGCGAACCCACAAGGAGCTGGATGGTATTTGTGGGCAAATGGAACTACTCTTACCGCTCAATTAGGGTATGATGGTGGAACAACTGCTCCATACGGAACTTGGAAATACACTATACCATCTGCTGACTTTCTTGGATCTTGGCATATGATAACAATGGTTTTTGACGGTAGTCAAACTGGTCAAGATAGACTTAAGGTTTATTATGATGGAGTAGAACCATCTGGAGGCTTTTACACTGATGCAAATTTATTTCCTTCGGTCTTGCCTAATGGGATATCTACAGATAACAAAAGAAATGTTTACTTAGGGGTACTACAAACCGGTACAAATGCAGCGGCTGGATTAACAGGTTATTTATTTAATGGTCAAATGAGTAACGCAGAGTTTTGGAAAGACTCTTTAACAAGTGCTGAGGTTTTAACATTATATAACAATGGTTTACCTTTAGATGGTGGTCAACCAGAAGCTGATAAGCTAAGAGCTTGGTACAAATTAAACCAATCAGCTATTTTAACACCAGGTCAAAACGCTCCTAGTTTTTCTTTCTCAAAAGTAGGTTTTCCAGATCTTAGTGGTGGTGATTGCTATGTGGAAAATGTTGGTGGTGTTTGGCAGTTAACATCAGAGGATATGAACTGTGATTCAACTAATTTAACGGAGTATGTAATTTTAGATTCAAGGGAAATACTTGGAACAGAAACAAGCGCTGTAGTAAGAATTGATTTTAGGTGGCTACATATACCGAGTTCTAGCAGCACGACAGGTGTAGCGCTAGATGTTTCAACAGACGGTGGTGCTTATACAAATTTACTAAATAGTTTTGGCTCAGGTTCTAGCTCGTTGTACTCACCAGGTGGTGGTAGCGTTTTCGTTCCTGGTGAATGGCCAGTCACTTACAGCTCTTCTGTTAAATTAAGACTTAAAATTCAAACTGGTCAGAGTAATGGTTGTGATGCTTTTGTAAAAACATTAAGATTAACTTCTGCTGGTGGTACTATACTATACGATGCTAATTTTTCAGACAGTGCTAATCAAAACACTGGTTACCGATTTAGTTCTACACCTAGTCAACCTACATCAAGTGCTGTGTCAGCTGACAAATGGGACATACCAGATAACAGATCCGCTTACCCGCGAGCTTTTGCATATCCTGTTGCTAATCAAGGTTTAATATATGATCAGTCTATGCTTTCAGACTTGAACCAAATACAGAGTGACATCACTGTTTCTTGCTGGGTTAAAACAACTGTCACCAACACTACTCAAACATTTTTAGCTAGATCTAGAGTTGGTGGACCGTCTAAAGACCAAGGATGGGTACTTGGAAAAGATAATTTCTACGGTAACGGTGGTTATATTACTTTTACTGTAGTAACTTGTGCTGATGGAGCATCGGGCATACCTGATCCTTCCGCTACAGCTGTAACTTTAAGAAACAATCCTTTAAGTGGATTTCCTAACAACGATCCTCAAGGAAACCCACTACTTAAAATGAATGATGGTAAATGGCACTTAGTCTCTGGTGTATATGATAGGTCAGAGAATAGGGTTAGCTGTTATATAGATGGTGTATTACAAAATACTAAGGTAGTCGCTGGTTTAGGTGATGAAAACATGCCAGTGTTTATAAAAGCAACAAGTGGAGGAAGTAGAACAACTGTTGGAGGTTACAACAACGGTAGTAATATGAATTCCTTGGTTAAAAATTTTAAAGGCGAAATTAGTAATGTTAAAATATGGGATACTGCTTTATCTACTGCTGAAGTTGTTAGTTTATATAATAACGGTTTTCCTTTAGATTCAAACTTATTAAAACCTAGCAGCTTAAAGGCTTGGTGGAAATTAGATAACTCTAATAAATACAATAATTTAGGTTGGGCTAGTTCTTGGAACATATACAACAATGCATATACTATCACAGACACTACAGATTATAACTATGCTTTAGCAAAGGGTTCAGGTTTAGGAACTGGATATATTCAAGCAACATCTATACCTAGTTTAGACATTACTAGTGACACTACTATTTCTATATGGATAAAAGGAGATGTAACAACCGGAACAATAGCTCTTACAGGTGGTGTATTTGGAGCAGGAGGAGATTTAGCTTTAGTAAGTGATCAAGTGTTAATCCGTAGAGGAAGTTCTAATTATAAGTATTATTCAAATGGTCCTGGTAGTAGATTAAGAGACGGTAATTGGCATCACATACTTATGTATAGTCCAGGTTATGCGCAAAGCGATATAAATGATGTTAGATTATTTATGGATGGTCAAGAAATTCTAGGTGGCGCTGCTGCTCAAGGTGGACTTCCAGCAGCAGTTGGTTCTAACTTAATATTCCAAGGTAATGTTTATACACCAACAACAAGTGGTGTTGTTAGCAATGCTGTTGTTTGGAACAGTAATCAAATATCACAACTTAGCGAAATATATAACAACGGTTCTCCAGCAGCTTCATACACAAATAATCCTATATACTGGGTTACTCTTGAAAATGACGATACTGCAATTGGTGGAGGTTTATATGATAAAAGTGGTAATAGCAGTACTACTGTTAAAATTGGTGCTTTAACATCTATTTTTAGCGAAGTAAAATCTAAAGGTTATTATGCTTTATCTAAAGATTTAGTTGAGTCTGATTTATTAGATGACAATGTTTCTACAGTTAATGCCGAAAGTAATAATTTACCTAGTACAGCTTTAGTTCAAAGTGACATAACTAGAAAATTACCTTTTAGTATTTATAGTTATAACTTAGACGGAGCCTCAGAATATTGGGACGGTAGTACATCTCTTGGTAATTATATTGGTGATAATTATACAGGTTACTTGAGTATTTCAATTTGGTTCAACCCAGTAAACACTGGAGATGACTGTGGTATATTGCAATTAAGAGAAGTTGGTGCAGGTTCTACTTACGATAACCTATCTATATATTTATGGAACAATTTTTTATACGTTGACGCTCAAGGTGATGATGACGAGATTGCTTTTGGAACATCAAATAATAATACTTGGAACCACTTATTATGTGTATTTCATCCAAGTGGAGTTAAGTTGTATTTAAATGGTCAAGAAACAGCATTAAGTTTTACATATGCAAGTTCCGGGTTAGACGTTAATAATAATGAATTTTGGATAGGTAATTATTATAGTTCAAGCGCTCAATTTGGATGGAATGGATTTCTTCAAAACTGTGCAGTATGGGACAAGCAACTTGATATAAACGATGCATTAAAGCTATACAATAATGGAGTTACTCAAAACTTGAAAGATTTTAGAATATCTCCTATTAGATGGTGGGCTTTAGATGAAAATTCTAGTTATTGGGATGGAACTAAAATTATTGGTAGAGAACTAATAACAGGAGATGATATTGATGGAATTAACATAGCACAATTAGATTTGCATGGTAATGGACCTGGTTCTATAGCAAATGGTGTAGGATCAAATATAACAATAGCAAGTCTAAAAGGAGATATGCAGAACAGCACAAGAAACTCATACAGTATTAATATGGCTGATTATGCAGACGGTGTAACTAACCCAGCGGACTCAGGCAGATCAACAAATGTACCTTAAATAAGTAAAAATGACAACATATATAGTGATAGATATAGATACGCAGACTAGTTTAATAGATTTTAGTCAGATAAATACAACTAGTTCACAAACAATGAGAAGAAATTTAGCTAATACAGAAGCTGTACTATCTTATCAAGTAGATCCTAGTTTTATAACTAATGGTAGAGTTGTACCATCACAGACTTTAAATCATGAAGAGGCTTTAGCTTTGTTAGCAACTCCAGCGTGGACTGATCCTGAAAAGGTAAAAACAAAATAAAATAAAATATAATTAAATTAAATTAAATGGAAAATAAAGTAACTAAAGAGGAAATAGAAACAATAAGAGAACATCAGGTTAAGGTAAATACAGCTTTAAATGAGATAGGATATTTAGAAAGTAGAAAACATGCTAGCTTGCACGAATTGGCATCTATAAACCAAGAGGTAGAAGACTATAAGTCAAAATTAGAGGAAAAGTATGGTGCTATAAATATAAATATAGAAGATGGTACTTTTGAAGCTATAGAACAAGAATTAGAAGTAGTAGAATAATATAATGTCTAGTATTATTAGAAAAATAAGTATTGGTTCTGATTATAAGAATGAAGCTATGCATTATTCTTTAGGTCAAGAGGTATATGGAGGTCATACTATTTGTGATATATTAAGCAGTGAAAGTGATGGAGATTACTTAATATACATAAAAAAAGGAGATGAAGTTTTACCTTGGAAGAAGTTTAACTCTAATATGGCTATAGCTGTAGAGTTTGATTTAAAATACTAATGAAAAGTTTATATAATTTTATTGTTAAACCGTTTAAGCAGAGGTATAATAACAGTATAGAAGTAGGTAATAAAAGTTTAATAACTAACACAAGTATAGACGATTATAGATCTGTTAGCAAAAAAGCTTTAGTAGTTTCTACACCTTTATCTTACAGTGGCGATATAACTGTTGGTTCTGAAATATATGTTCATCACAATATATTTAGAAGATATTATAATATAAGAGGTGAGGAGAGTAACTCTTCAAAGTATTTTAAAGACGATAAGTACTTTGTTAATGCTGGTCAAATATACGTTTACAAAAAAAGAGAACAATGGAAAACTAATTTAGACTATTGTTTTGTTAAACCATTGATAAATAAGTCTGACCTGTACACGGATAAGGAAAGAAAGCACTTTGGTATATTAAAGTATTCAAATAAGTTCTTAAAAGACGCGGGATTAAGTCCTGGGGATTTAGTAGCGTTTACCCCAAGTTCAGAATTTGAATTTGTTGTAGAAGGTGAACGTCTTTATTGTATGAAATTTAATGATATAGTTTTAACTCATGAACACGAAGGAAACGAAGAAGAAAATAATCCAAGCTGGGCAAAAAGCCATTGAAGAATTAATCAAAGTAGCTAAAGAGAAAATTGTAGACTCAGAAGATGATGTGTCAGCTGATAGATTAAAAAACGCAGCTGCTACAAAAAAACTAGCTATAATGGATGCTTTTGAGATATTAACACGCATACAAGAAGAGGAAGAGTTATTAAGTGAAAAACCTAAAGACAAGAAAGAAGAAAGAAGTTTTAGAGGTTTTGCAGAAGGGCGTAGCAAATGAGTCATGAGCAAACTCTTTGGAAAGAGGTAAAAGATATAGTTAACCCTAAATTATTATCTAAGCAGAACAGATATAAAAAATGGGAGTATGGTTATAATGCAGATTATGACTTCGTAGTTATTAGTAAAACTGGACAAATTGGACAAATCATTGAAATTCAAAACCTCCGTATTGCATTACCAGCGGAACATGAATGCTTTAAACGAAGCGAAGATAAAAAGAAACAATACTGGGAAAAACAAGAATACCCGAAAGAATTAGCTAGAATTAAAACTAGATTTGATTGGGAGGAATATCCTACGGATTTTAAAGAAGAATGGTTTGATTATATAGATGAAGAATTTAAGCGTAGATCAGATGGTTACTGGTTTTATAATAACGGTGTGCCTACTTACATCACTGGTACTCATTACATGTATTTGCAGTGGTCAAAAATCGATGTTGGAGCCGCAGACTATAGAGAAGCAAATAGACTCTTCTTTATATTTTGGGAGGCATGCAAAGCAGATAATAGATGTTATGGAATGTGCTATCTTAAAAACAGACGGTCTGGATTTTCTTTTATGTCCTCAGCAGAACTTGTCAACCAAGCCACAATATCTAGTGATGCCAGATTCGGCATCCTTTCAAAGTCTGGAGCAGATGCTAAAAAAATGTTCACAGATAAAGTTGTCCCGATATCCGTTAACTATCCGTTTTTCTTCAAACCAATCCAAGATGGTATGGATCGTCCTAAGACCGAACTGGCATATAGAGTCCCAGCTTCAAAACTTACTAGACGTAAACTAGACGACAATGTTAAGCTGGCTGAATTAAAAGGTTTAGACACAACAATAGATTGGAAGAACACAGGAGATAACTCTTATGATGGTGAAAAGCTAAAGATACTAGCTCATGACGAGAGTGGTAAATGGGAAAGACCTGATAACATATTAAATAACTGGAGAGTTACAAAAACTACATTAAG